CTAAATTATCTGATTCATATAAAAAATTTAATACATATTATCCAAAAATATTTGCTGACATTGAATCTAACGGAATGCAAGTTAATGATTCTTTTAAAATGAAAGAATTAATTACAACCGGACGAGTTTATTCAAATTATCATTATCATACAACTACAGGTCGTCCTTCAAATGCATTTCGTGGATTTAATTTTGCAGCAATGAATAAACAAGATGGTACTAGAGATGCTTTTTGCAGTAGATTTGATAACGGAGCATTAGTTGAATTTGATTTTGATGCATATCATGTAAGGCTAATTGCAAAGCTAATTGGATATGAATTACCAAAAGGCTCTATACATACATATTTTGGTAAATTTTATTTTGGTAGCAATTCATTAACTGCAGAACAATATGAACAAAGCAAACAAATAACATTTAGATTGTTATATGGTCATATAGAAAAAGAGTTTTTAAAGATTCCATTTTTTAAACAAGTAAATGATTTTGTTTATTCGTTATGGAGTAAATGGAAAACGAATGGATATATAAAAACTCCAATACTAAAGCGACAACTAAGCAAAGACTCTTTGTCTGATATGAATCAAAATAAATTATTTAATTATTATTTACAGGCTTTAGAAACAGAATTTACTGCAAATAGATTATATCAATTATCAGGCTTATTAGAAAAATATAAAACATGTATCACATTATATACATATGATTCTGTGTTATTTGATGTTCCAATTCATGAAGCTAAAGAAATATTACCGCAAATTAAATTACAATTAGAAGAGGATAATTTCCCTGTTAAATGTAAAGTAGGCAATATTTATAGTAAAATGAATGACATCAAGTTATGATAGATAAAATTATTAATGAATGGACATATCAATTAGACGCTGGTTACCCCACAAAGGAATCAGATTATGAAGTACTTCGTTCTGTGTTACAAGAAACTGATATGCTTTCTGAACAAGAGATTAGTAGAACAATTCAACAAGCTAAAGGATTATACGAGCAAGAACCAGAGTTAACAAATACACAACTTTTATCAGAAGAAGATTTAAGATCAAGATTATCAGATATAAAAATACCTGATGATTTAATTAATATAATCATAACTATATATTCTGGATTATCAGATACAGAGAAACAAGAATTTTCAGAAAATTTTAGAATACATTCAATTGAATCATTTATACAACAAGGATATATTCCATTTCGAAAATTTTATAATGTTATACCTGGAGGAGCTGCATCTGGAATGGGACGAGGTGAAATGATGGCATTATTAGCAGTAAAAGATTCTGCACCGGGTGGTACTGAACGACATGATATTGTTATGCCAAATGGCGAATGGGAAGTTAAAGAATTAGAAAAGAAAGCTTTTAGACCAGCAAAAAAAGGAATGGCATTTGCTTTTGATTTTGCTCCAAAAATTATAAAATTTTATAATGATATTATTGTTCCATTTTCAAACATAGGAGATCCTGGCGATGAATTAATACCAATGGTAGATGATAGATCAAAACCATTAGTAAAAAAATTAATTGATATATTAGAATCTAGATTTGAATCTGTTGCTGATATGAATAAAATAAAAAGTGCTAATGAATGGAAATTAATGTTATTTCATAATTGGTATGAAGGATTTAAAGAATTAAACCAATTATTTTATCAAACAAAATTTGATAGTGATGTAAAAGATACCAGATTAGTTGTTAAAACTGGAGGTAAAGAAAAAGCATATTGGATATCAGATACAGATGCTGATAATATTGAATTAAAGTCCGGGGAAGACGAAACAGCAAATATTAATGTTGGTGATGCTATTGATAATGTAAATCAAAATACACAAATTTGGTTTAAACGAATTGAATTTAATGAATTCATTAAGAATCCAAGAATTTTTATAGAAGAATTAGACACAGTTAAAAATACATTTTTTAAAGGAGTATTGGGAGTTGTATATTATTTAAAAGAATCTAAAGATCAAAAACCATATTTATCTAGTCCTTCTGATTTTCTTATATATCAAATTTCACAAGGTCAATATCGTTTTAGATTAACAAATCATACTGCTAATAATAAACCATATCAATTAGACCAAAGTTAGGATAAAAATTGAGGACTCAACTATTGTGCACATTTGCACATAAAACAAATTTAGATATTGTTACAGAATATATTAAACAAAACTTCGAAATTCCAGAAAAGCGAATTTTTATTTTTGCAAATCATTCTAAGCGTAATGAATTGTATTGCACATTTAATGCTGAAGATAACGGTCATAGAGGTAAGAATACAATTTCTATACACAGAAAAAAAGAAACTAACACATTATATACAGTCAATGCATTAAATGAAGTTATCAAAGACTTAAATAATGGCATATTAGATAAAACAATGATTCTTCCATGGCAAGCATTTGAAAATTCATTTATATTATTAGACGATCCAGGATATAAACGAATAGATTTAGTATTTGTGCAAAGAATTAATTTTTAACTATATTTATATAAAAAGAATAATATCATGATCAAATTAAAAAAATTATTAAAAGAAACATATGCGTGGGAAAAGCGTAATGAAAATGGATCTTTACCTACATTAGAAGATGTTCAAAAAGAATATAACAAGAAAAAAACCCAAGAAGTGGTAACTGGTCAAGAAGAAGAAAAATTAAAAGATATAGAAGTAGCACTTAAAGGTGCTTCAAAAAAGCATAAAGATCAAGCTAATAAAATTGGTGATATAGTAAAAGAAGTCTTAAAAGACAAAGACGGAAATGTTCGTACGGATTTGAAATATGGAGATAATAAAAATTATCAACCAAGAATTGAATTAAAGAATACTAAAATGACAGGCGGCGCTTCACTTACAGTAACAGTTAGTATAGACGGAAGTAAACCATTTGATATTGAATTTAATGATTTTGAAGAAGTAGATGATCATGGATATGAAAAATCAATTTGGCTGTTTGGAACTGATGCAGGTGGAAATAATTGGGGAATGGAAGGATCGATGGCATTTCATGGAGAAATAGAAGATTTTGATATTGACACATTAGAAAAAGACGAAGCCGGATCAAAAAATTAAGGAATACATGATTAAATTAAAAACATTACTATCTGAAAAATTTCTAGGTTTTGGAATTGGTCAAGGTAAACCAATTAAAGAACAAGCATTATACAAAACCATGGCTGACATGTATAAAGCTCTAAAGTCTGGACAAATTGATGCTGCAGGAATGGCTGAAATATTAAAAAGAGCAGATGCTCCAGTTGTATCAATTGACGCTTCTGGAATAGGTCTAGGAAATGATGCTGAAGCAGCTATTCAAAGTGTATTTGCTACAATCAAAGATATTAACACATTAAATAAAATATTTCAAATATTAAAAAGATCGGTAGAAGATTATATCGATGATGTCGGCGATGAACTTTATGATAAAAATTTCCATGGAGGAGCAAATGTTCCTACAGTAAGACAATCGCTACAAAGACTTGGATACCAAATTAAACAATAAAAAAATTAAACAATTACACAAATAACTTTGAATTAACGAATTAATTACTTATAATATAATTAATAAATAAAACAAATAATAACAATTAAACAATTAAAGGAAAAAACAATGAGTTTAGATTTAAACGCTATTAGAGCGAAACTTAACCAATTAAACACGACTAACGACAGAAAAAATAATTATTTCAGACCAGAACCTGGTAAGCAAAGAGTAAGAATAGTCCCTTACGTTCACCGCAAAGAAAACCCTTTTTTAGAAATGTATTTTCATTATGATATTGCAAAGCGTAGTATGCTTTCGCCTATCACATTCGGTAATGCAGATCCAGTAGTAGAGTTTGCTGAAAAATTAAAGAAAACTGGAGATAAAGACGATTGGTTAATGGGTAGAAAAATTGAGCCTAAAATGAGAACATATGTTCCTGTTATAGTAAGAGGAAAAGAATCAGAAGGCGTTAAATTTTGGGGATTCGGAAAAACAATTTATTCTGAATTATTATCTATTATAGCAGATCCAGATTATGGAGATATTACCGACTTAATGAATGGTAGAGACATTGACGTTGAATTTACCCCATCAGAAGGTCCAGGACAATATCCAAAGACTGCTATTAGAGTTAAACCAAATACATCTGCAGCTACTGAAGATAAAGCAATTGCAAAATCAATAATGGATCAACCTAAAATAACAGATCTATTTCCAGAGCCAACATATGAAGAATTACAGACAGCATTAAATGATTGGATGAATCCAGAAAGTGCAGACTCAGATACATCATCTTCACCAGCAGCAGATTCAAAGCCGGTTGAAACAAAGTCAAAAGAAAATGCTACTAAGAAGACTGACGTAGCAGAAGCATTTGACGATTTATTCAATAATTAAGAAAGTTATATATGGGAAAGAAGAAGAGTGAACTGGAAGATTCGTTAGCATCGGCTTTAGCAGATAGTATTAATAAGCAATTTAAAGGACAAAATTATAAGTCGGCATTTTTTCTAGATGGCGATGAAGATGCTCCTACAAATGTTAATGAATGGATATCTTCTGGATGTTCGATGTTAGATCTAGCAATTTCAAATCGCCCTGACGGAGGGTTTCCTGTTGGTAGAATTACCGAAATAACAGGACTTGAAGCTTCTGGTAAATCATT